TATGACGAGGCGCGTGACCTGCTCTTGGATATGTTTTAGTAGAGCTATTTCCATCCATCGTACATGTGAACGATAGACTGTCATCATCAAGTACAACACCTTCTCCAACACTAAGTCCGTGACCACTACCAATTGTTAAAACTAATGCACCTGTAGCTGGATCGTATGTAGCATCTGATGGAGTCCATTGTTGATCAGCACCTGCAGCACCAACGTTAATTGTAAATGAAGATGCAGTTGTTGATGTAACTGCACGATTAATTCCGTATACAGGATCTGTTGCTCTTGGATAGGTATGCTCTGTAGCATTTGCATCCATACCACAAGTAAACACCAGTGACTCTGGTGCAACTTTAACACTGTTACTAGTAGTAACACTATGACCAGTTACGGTCATTGTAAGATCACCATTAACAGGGTTGTAGCTTACTGCTGATGGTGTATGCTGTGCTATAGGAGCTCCTGCATTTGAATCTGGAAGAATATTCCAATCTTCAAATTTAGGATAAGGAGAAGTTAATGCAGTAGGATTATATACAATAATCGTTCCATCTGTTACTGCACTTATAAATGTATGAGCTGAACCAGAAGCAACACCTGCAGAACCAACGTTAGTAGAAACTGTAGTTGTACCACCTGAAGATGCAACTTGTGTAATTTCAAAACTCTTTCCATAAGTAGGATCAGTTCTTGAAGGACCAGGATGCTGACCAGTTACACTGTTATAAGTACACTCCCAATTTAAAGCATCTTCTTTGAATGCAATTCTATCTCCTACACTAGGAGCAATAGTGGGATCAGGGAAAAGTACCTCTAATGCACCAGTAGAAGGATTGTATGTTGCGTTAGTTGGAGTTAGATCGACATATGTTCCATCTGTCCAGTTACGCATTGCTGCAATAGCATATGTTTTAGCTCTCTGATATGCATAAATTGTTTCTGCTTTCTGTGCTTCAGGAATACCAGTTAAAGCAGTTTGTGTGAAATATTCTTCAGCAGCTATAACAATATTTTCGTTACCACCTAATACTAAATCTTTTGCTAGATTGCTTAAAGTAATACGAAGATCTCTCTTACATTTTCTTTCGTCTGTATTGTTAAGTGCAAATAATGGGAACTGACCTAATGTATCACGTAGAGCTTGATCAGCAATTAGATACTTATTCCTTTCAATTAAGTATGCAGCATCTAGATATGTTGCACTTTGGTTCTTTGTAATAATATCGACCCAAAGATATGTTAAAGTATCAATTGCAGATTTAACATCAGCACAAACAGGATTTCCTGCAGTTGTGTTAATAATTGTACTATCAAAATATCTTGTTATTGATGAATATTTTGGAGTATAGGTTGGTTCTGTTGTAGTACCATTACCAGTTTTCCAATTTCTCATTGCATAGATGCAAAGCTCTCGTGCATATTCAATAGCACGGAAGTTTTGAACTATCTCATTTTTAATATATGCAATGTCACCACCAACAATGACTTTACTAGCACCTTCAATAGTATTATGGTTAGTACCAAATTCTAAGTCTCTTACAAGAGCATTAACAAAATGGACAACATCTTGCTTACATTGCTCATCACCATCACTATTTGTACTGTCATTACTGCTAGGTCTAGCACTATAAGAAGGATAAGTCTTTTGACCTGATGCACATGATAATAAAATATCTGCTAGCTTTACAGTATCATCTTCTACTAGAGTTGTAAGTGCAGCATCTACAGTGATAGTTGCAGAACCTGTTACAGCATTATCATAAACAAAATTTGTGATGTTTACAGTTGTATTTTCAAACTTAACTGTACCACCAGAAACATAAGTATGATCTATTGAAGTTTGACCTAAGACTACTTTAAAGGTAGTTCCACCACCAGTAATATCATATACCTGATAATATGCATTAGCAAATTCTTCATTAATTCTTCCTAATACTTCATCAGCAATAAATTCTCTGTTATTACGTAGTAAAATACATGCGTCTTGGAATCTTCTGCTTATTGGAGATGATAAGGGAAAACTGTTTGGAGAGTTGAGTAGAGATAATGTAACTATTTTTGAAAAACTCTTAACAGTTGCAAATTGACCAGGATCAAGATTAGCATCTGTGATCGCTGGCATCTTCTTAGGAATTACAAATCTTCTGCAACGACCATCAGCATCTTCTAATACTTTATAAATTCTTTGCTTACCATTTAATTCTGATAAATCGGGACTTGAAGTAGGAAGATTTTCAATTAAAATTTCTTGACCTTCTTTAAACTCGTGTGTATTTGTTCTACCAACTAATTGGTTTGTGTAGAATACAATACCACCACTATCTTCAGCATTACCAAATTGAGATTCTTGGAAACCACCTTGAGTAATACTTGCATCTCCTTGTAGAGAGAAGTCAATTCTAGAAATAGGTAGAGTTGTAGTGTAATCGTCGTCTACTGATACAACCTCACCCTCAGCTCTAATTGACTTAATTGCAGTAGTGTCAATAGTTTCAGTTTGTGCTGTAGCTTGGTTTATTGCATATGTACCACCAACACCTGTTGCATCCCATGTAGGAGCAGCTAGAATTGGGAAGAATGTTACATCCCAAATATTACTTGCAGATTGTGTAGTATCAATTGAAGCAACTTCATAGTATCCTGTGAAAGCAGCACCTGTTGATGGTGTTCCTACTAATTGAACAATTGTACCACCTGGAATAGTTCCAGTAGGATCTTGTGAAAATCTTAAAGTATTTGGTCCTTGTTGACCAGTGATAGCAAGGTTAATAGCACTACCTGCACCAGCAGATGTGATATAATTGAATTGCTCACCTTCAACAAAAGAACCAGATTGTAGTTGAACATCAACAGTACCATTAACGTATGCACTAGCACCTACTGTAGTTGCAAATACAACATCAAATATTTTTGCTCTAGAACCAGTGTTAACACCTTTTACAATTAAACCAGATACTAATGTAGCTAAACCTGTGTTGTTCTGGAAAGTAACACGGAACTGTTGAGGTCCAAATATCTGATGACCGACAGGGAATGATGTACCAAGGTCACCATTAGCTTCCTTGTCAACCATGATTCTTTGCTTATCGTCAAAGACCATGGCATAATCCCAAGTAGCAACAGAGTCGCCATTAGAATCAATTTGGTCACGATAAGTAACACCAATAACATAGTTCTTATCACCAAACTTAACCATGTGTTTACCAGGGTTAGCTGGTCTGATAATTACCAAACGTAAGTTATCACCAACGATTGATGCATCAGGAGGTAGTGATATTGGGTTATCTTCTACATATTCACCACCAGATACGATAATAGTTTCTTTAACACCAGGCGTTTTCCATGCCTCTTGTGCTGCTTTCTTAATAGTTCTAACTGGGTTTACAGCAGATCGACCATCGTTAAGGTCAGAACCAATCTGTGCTGAAACGTAAATACGACCACCAACGTCATTCGTTGCTAGATTAAGGACGTATTCTGTAGTAGCTACTTTGTCTGATCTATCACCTAGTAGAGGTGTAATAGATCTTGGGAATACACCAGCTTCTCCAGTATCATTATATCTAAACTCTGTTGGATCATTGACGCGGAAACCGATATGTTTGAAGTCAACTTCACCATTTTTTATAATACCATCAACATGTTCTGGAGCTTCAGATCCTGTTTGTCCAGTGTTTAATGATTGATAAACATTAGCACCAAAATATCTGTATTGATCTTTTTGTATAATAACATTAGCAGCCCACAAGGTGCCTGTGTTATTCATGTAAGTCTTCAGGTTAGGACCCCTGAAGTTAGGATCGGGAGTAACAAAGTTGTCAATGTCTAGGTTTAGAATTCTAGCAGTATCAGAAATGATAGATGTAGAAGTTCTAATAGCACCGTTGATGTCAAGTTCGTAATCAACAGTATCAAGTTCTGCAGTTGCAGTAGCACCAGAACCACTCCCTTCGGGTTGAACAGTAACAAGGGGAGCAATAGTATATCCAGAACCTGGGTTGTTAACGGCAATTGTAGTTACTTTACCGTTAAAAATAAACGCGGAAGCAAGTGCTTGAATACCACCTTCAACATTAGGAGGTCCGATAGTTACAATCGGGTTTACGGTATATCCAGAACCTGCAGTGTTAAGAACAATGTTATTAACTCTATTCCCAGTTCGGTTAATACCGATACGGGGTAATTGAGTGGCAGAATCTAACTCAGCTCGCAAGACTTCTTTCTCGTCTGCGCCTGTGCCGATTCTTATCGTTGCTTCATTATCACCGATGAATTTAGAGTTGACGCCTCTAATTTTCTCTTTATCGGAATTAATATGAAAACTCATGGTGTTCCCGTGCTGCTTTTGACTTTTTTCCTATTCTATATTTAGCACTAAGCCCACTCGATACTAATAACTTCTGTGGATGCAACCCATTTAATAGTTGAAGTAGTACCAGCTCTTGTGCTATTATAGCTAAAAACATTTGTTCCACCAGTAGGAACGATACTCCAAGTTTCACCTACGGGAATATCATCTTTAATTACTGTTTGGAAACTAGACATAATATTTACATTTCCTGATCCGTCACACATGACAGCAGTCTCAAATTTAGTAGCATATATAGTTCCTGCTTCATTAGCTGCAATGATAGTTCCTGTGACGAAATTTAGAGTATTATTTGCAATAGAAATTTTAGTTCCTAATCCATCCAAGTCAAGAGTAGAGGTATTAAGACCTCTTAAAATATAACGAGTTGTATGACTATCAGTAAAGTGACTATTCTTTAGTTCTAGACTATTGAAATCTTTTCCATTCCTGAGTTCATCCATAATGACAGTTTTGCCGACAGCAAAACCACCTTTAGAATCAAATTTTTCGGTTGTAGTTGCCATTTTTATTTTTTAGTAATAGTAGATACGATAGTGATCTCGATTTGATGACCAGTAAGAAGGTTTGCACCAACTTCAAAATTGATTCTAGCAAGGTTACCAGATGTTCTCTCGAACGTAGGAACAACTAGTTGTTGTCCAGTTCTAACATTACCATACTCTGTATGGAAGATATCTGTTCCATTATCTATAATACCAAACTCAAAAAACTCTCTATCATTGTTATTTAAGTTTTCCGCAACTACAACTGTTTTAGCTCCTACCGCAACTACAGCATCGTAGATATCAGATCCACCTGTGTTTGCAGAACCCTTTGTTAGAGTTATTTTTTCTGTTAAAATCTTAGTGTCTGCAAGTTCAAACTCTTTAAGATCTCCATCAAAAACTTTGACTCCAGTAAAGTTACCTGTACCGAATGAAGTATTGAAATAAACATCACCTTGATTATCAAGTCTAAGAACTGGGTCAACTGATAAACCACCAGAAAGACCTAGGTCAAAGTATTGCTTACTGGTATGTAAGAATGTTCTATCTGCAAGAGTATTATCAAGAGTTGTTTCAGCATTATCGAATGTCATCAAACTTGCTGTAATTTCAAACTCACTAGATGTACTAGAGATAATAGTATCTACGCTATAAAATTCAAGTGCAGATGCAGTAAGACGCATCGTGTTTGTTCCATCATTGTAGAAGTATAAAATATTCTCGTTTGCACCAGGAGAAGTCTCAGGAATAATGTAAGTATTTTGATCAACGTCTTTTACTCCACCAAGAGAACCCCAGTTAGATCCATCATAACCTTCAAACTGACTAGCAGTTGTATTAAATCTAATACCACCTTGGATTACTGCACCTCTTTCAGAGTCAGTACCAGATGGAATTGCTATGCTAGTATTTGTATTACATATAATTTTCTTACCAGCATTAGGTTGGAAAGTTAGATCACTAATATCTGTAGAAATAATATTATCTCTAAGTCTCAAATCTCCGTTAATCACGAAGGGAGAAGAACCTAATGGATCTAATCTAATTTCCTCAACGTCAACAAATGTCAGAGGAGCAACTGCAAGACCCCAGAAGGACAGAGTTGCTGTTCCATTTGGTATTGCACCAGAAGTGTGTGTTGGTTCGTTACCACTTGTAGCAGTTGTACCAGCTACAGTTACTTCATATAAATTATTCTTCCACTTCAGATATGCACCAACTAATACAGGTGCGTTAGCTATCCAATTAGTAAATGCTGGAGCAGTTACATTTGCAGACTTAATAGTCTTATTAGTTCTGAATTCTAATTCATTTGGAGTAAACTTAACAGTATTATCTCCATCATTATAGAACCAGAGTGTGTTATCATTAGAACCGATAGAAAGTTCTGCAGTGATGTATGTGTTTCCATCCAAGTCTCTTACACCACCAAGAGAAGACCAGGAAGAAGTTGCAGCACTATAACCTTCATATTGATTACTATCAGTATTAAATCTGATAGATCCATTGTCTGCACCACTAACACCAGGACGTTGTGCAGTTGTACCAGCAGGAATATTAATAGAACCAAAACCAGTAAATTGAGTGATTTTACCAGTAGGAGCTGTTATAACTATGTCACTACCAGAATCAGAAGAAATAACATTATTCTCAATGAATATATTATCGTTTACATTAAGTTTATTTGTAGTCTTAACTTCACCTGTAGTAACAACATCACTGGTTGATTGAGTAACAGAAAATCCACCAACTGAGAAGTTTGCAGTAGACGATACAGAACTTCCTGATAGAGTAAGAGCAGAACCAGCTGCGGTAACTAATGGAGTTGTAACGCTAGTAGATGCTGCAACAGTAGTAGATGAAAGATCAGGAGCACTAAGAGTATCAATGGTTCCTTCTGTAGCTACGATGTCAGAAACAGTTACCTGACCAGTAAGAACTTCCATTGTGACGATATTTACAGAAGAAATATCTGTAGCTCTTAAAACTAATCCAGTACCAAATGTCTTAGGGTTGTTAGGATCAACAGTTATTAATGCTTCGTTATTATCTTCACCACCTTCGTCTTCGTGACCAGCACCAGAAGCACAATAGTAGTAAAGGTTTGGAGTTGCAGAAGTAACAGTTAAATCTAGATAAGCATTACCAGCAGCATCAGCACCTCTTTCTACACCGTCAGTGTATTCAGTACCACTAAAAGTAAGAACTGAAGCACCGCCTGTTTCTGGTAAAAGAGTAAGAGTTAGTTGAGTTGCACTGTCAATAGATTCAACTCTTGTATTGGACGCTAATAAACCATCGCCACTAGTCACAGAAGCAAGCATTCCAACCTGAATACCTGTAGTAGATGCTACAGTTATTTGATAACTAGATACACTTAATGTTGTATTAACATTCTCTACTAAACTTGGAGCGTATGTTCCATCTCTAAATTCACTAAGAGCAAATTGGTGACCAGATACGCTATTATCACTTAAGTCAAATCTATAAGTATTACCAACATAAATTGTCCATGCTGGAGTAAGAGTTGGACCAGATCCAACGTCAATTAAGAATCTAAATTCAAGATTACCTGCTGTATCAGATGTATACTGTGTTCCAGGAGCACCAGTTTTAATAAACTGCTGTCCAGCAGTAAATGCACTACCTTGATCTACTTCAATTAGAATAGTAGAAATATTGCCACTACCATCTAAATCAACATTTAAAACAGGAACTGCTGTAACAGTAGTAACAGTAACAACAGTAACAGTAATATCATTTGCAGGAGTAGCTCCACCAATTAAGTTACCAGCAATCGTTATTGTATCAGAATCAGCATATCCAAGACCAGCAGCATTAACATCAACACTTGCGATGTCTCCGTTTGTGCTTCTAACAACATCAAATGTTGCACCACTACCATTTCCAGCAGTTGTAGAAGCAACAGCACTAAATGTTCCAGCCTCGTCTGATGTAAATGTTAGGTTAATACTAGCAGTTTGAAGGAATGCAGCAGATAGTGTTACTTGAGTTGCACTATCAACAGATGCAACAGTAACATTAACTGCAAGGTTACCACTTCCATCTTCTGCTACTGCGTCTCCAACACTAATACCAGTTGTATCTGCGAGTGTTGCTGTAAATGCTCCTTGAACACAGCTACAAGCAAGAGGACCAGTTGTAGTTTGTGCAATGTCACCACCTGTAAAGGTGATGTTTGTGACACCTCCAGCTAATTCTTCTATTGTATCACTAGTTGTAATAGTTCCACCAGCAACAGTTTGAATTAAAGTAATCCTTTGAACGTCTTTAACCGTTACTGGATATGGGATAGGTTGAGTTAGATCACCAGCATTTACCGTAAACTCATCAAGTGGAGAATAACCATTACCTACTTCTACTAAAGTAAAACTTCCTACCTCACCAAGAGTATCAATTGTGTAAGCAAAATCATCTGCAGGGTCACCAAATGCAGGAACAAAGTTAACAACAGCAGGTCCTAGTGTAGTTGGGGTATCTGATAATGTAACGGTGGTGGTACTGTCAACGTTAGCAATCGTTGTATCTGCTGCTAGTACACCTGTACCACTTACCTTCTCTACTTTAAATCCAATAGTAAGTCCTGCTGTGTTTGCAAGAGTAAGTTCGTTTGCAGATGTTGTAGAGAATGTTAAATTCGCTGAACCAGATACAGTTGGATTTGCAGACAGTGTTATTTGTGTTGCACTATCAACAGATGCAATAGTGGTTCCTTGAGCAAGTTCACCAGTATCTCCAGCACTTCCATCTACATTTAGACCTGCTATAAGACTGGATGTATCTGTAATAACTACCTGCGTACTACCTGTACTTAAAGTTGCAGTGAATGGTCCAATTGAACCAGGTAGATATACAGATACGTTAGAAATTTGTTTAGGTAATCCTAGTACATCACCAATTTGATATCCAGATCCTCTCTCATTAAGAACGAAGTTAGTAAGATCACCAGGAATAGCTGAGACTGTCCATTGAAAACCAGATCCACCTCCACCTCCTACAGAAGCATCAGCTACGCTAAGTACATCACCATTTTGATAATTAACACCACTATCAGTAATTGTTACACTATCAACAATACCTGTATTAGTTACACTAGAAATAGTATACTCGAATCCAGATCCTGTACCACCAACTAAACTATTTGGAATGCTAACTACATCTCCAGTGCCATAATCAACACCTGTGTTAGTCCATTGTACATCAGTAACTGCACCGCCTGAGATAGTAACATCAAAGAAACCTTGCCAACCATAGTTAGTGTATGTTGTTGTGTCTTGTGTGGTAATACTACCACCTGAAGGACCCATTCCTGGATGGTTTGCACAATCATAACGAAGACTGAGACTACCTGTGGGAGCACCAGGTTTTAATACGAGATCAGTAAAGCATCCTGCTTGTCCGAAAACACCAGCAGTGAAGGGTTCAATTAATGTCGCATCAACAGGTCCTCCATTAGCAAGTTGGAATGTTATTCTATGATCACTTCCTGGTGTTCCTGGATTAGCTCCTGCTATTGATGAATCAGAAAGATCAAATCTATATGTGTTACCAACATCTAGTGTTAACTGAGGTTGATCTACACCGTCAATGTTATAGATGAAGTTTGGTTGTCCTGAACCACCAGCATTAGGGTTAGCTACAGATGTAACAACAAATGTTTGAACTGGTTCGTTAAATATTTGAACCTGTGAATAAGAACCATCGGTATATCCACTACCAGTATTAGTAATACTTCCTGCAGGAGTTGATGTACCAGTAATTTCAATGGTAGCTTCTGCTCCAGATCCATTTCCTCCTGTAAGAGGAACGTTTTCAAAAGTAGAAGGAAAATAAGCAGAACCAGGTTGTGTGATAGCACCTTCAAGTTCACTAACGTCAAAGCTTCCAACTGCTCCAGTTCCATTACCATCAACAAGAGGAACTGATAGATACTGACCAGTGATATAACCAGAACCAGAATTTGTAACAGAACCATCAAATGCTAATACTTCAAAATCTGCAGTAGCATTTTGTCCTGTACCACCAATTAGAGGAATTGATGTATATGAACCAGCATCATATCCACTACCACCACTAACCATAGTAAGTAGAGATTGTGCTAGTTTTCTTTGTTGGATATTAATATCTTGATAAGAAGTAAGTTCTGATAACTGAAAATCAATAACTTTCTTACCACTATTAACAAACCCTATAGTTTTTACACCAGCTTTGTAGAGACCTAACTGGGTGTCAGTAGTAAATTTAAGTGATGGGTTTCCAACTAGACCATCTCCTAATTGTAGGTTACCAGTGGATAGGTCACTACCACCAGATGTGACGTTGAAAAGTGCTGTGCTAATTTGATTGATCTTCGTCCTTTGAGACTCAAAGGTATCGGTCTTAGCTACATTAATTGCTGGCATTTTTTATTATTCCGCGCAGGATTGACTTGAGTTCAGAGACTTCATTCTTCAATGTATTTATGTCATCCAATGCGGAACTTAGCTGCATAGATTTCCTTCTTGCAGCTATAGCAGAATCGTCCAAATTCAAGATAGCACCAGTGTTTTGGTCTCTTACGAGACCATCATGTCCATCAACTTTCACAAAGTCCATATGCGGAAATTAGAATGCAGCTACAGCACGAATGTCTTGAATCTTAGGTACATACGCTGGATCCACTCCTTTCATTACAATTTTGATTGAGAAAGATGAATATTCTGGTAAATTTGATACCGTATATTTAAGATCTTGATATGCAGATTGCTTCTCTACTATTCCAGAAATTGTATTTTCACTAGTTGCAATTTGATATATATCTGGTTCTCCTTTTTCATTGAAGTAAACCCAATCAATATCATCAAAGTTTTCTTGACTTGATGCTTTCTTAAACTTGTAGAATACTTCTAAGTTAGAAATATCTTTGACATTTGCAAGTAGATGTACATCAATTGCAGTAGCTGGACTTGTAATAGAAACTTCTTTAGTTACATACGTAGCAACAGAAGATCCATTTTTGGATGTATCTTCACCAACAAAGTCAACACCATCTGTATAAGTTACTTTACCAACTTCCAAATAACTAGCTTCATCATCTGGTTGATTTGGATACTTAACAAAATCACCTACACGGAAGATATCAGCAATTTGATCTCCAACAACAGCATTTCTGTTATACAAAGCACTATCAACAATTCTATCAGTGTAGTTATCATTAATAGGATTAACATCAACTCTTAAAGTTAACTTTTGTGTTTCACTATTCCAAATAGTAGCTTTACCAGTAATAATATTGTCGTATGTTTCAGTACGTGTAGATGGGTTACGAGCAACAATAGTTGCAGCATCTGCAATATTTGCTGAAACTAAAGATGGATTTGAATCTACAGTAACATTTGTAAGACCCAACTGTTTTCCTAGAGTTACGGTTTCTCCTTTCTGGAAGAATTGACTCGTCTTAACTCTAACGTATACAACTTGACCTACAACTCTAGCAATAGTTCCTGTTGTCTTAGTAGTATTACCATTGATTATTTGATCCTCTTGTATATCTGTACCACTGTTACCAGCAAGATTAAATTGATAAACTGGATAGAATTCAATTACTTGATCTCTTCTACCAAATCTATCTTCTTGTCCAGTAGCATTTTCAATTCTATTTGATACTGTTTTTACAGTAGCATTAGAAAGATCAATAATTGGACTCAAATGAGACACAGTAGACGATAGAGTCATCTTATATGTAAGTGACTGAGATAAACCGTTTAGAGTTTCATTAATATCAGATGCAATAAACTTCTGATTTGTGAAGTAATGTGGTTCATTTAAGAAAGTCTTTTCATAATCTGGTTGTGAATATGAAGTGAAATTAGTTGTAGTAGAATCTACTGGAACAACATTAGTTGTTTTAACTTCTGTTGATAAATTCGTACCAGTAAATGAGAGATATGAAACTTGTGGATATAGAGTTTCATACTTTCTATTTGTAGATGCATATACTACACTTCCACCACCAATAGAATTACCAGCAGCTTGAGAGCTAGAAACAATATTATATGAATCAATACCAGAATTACTTACTTGGAATAGTGTGTTATTTAAAATTGCTGATGTAATACCACCAGTTTCTAATGCAGTTCTATAGAACACATAAGAATTTCCAGCAGTCTCAAATCCATGATCTCTATGATTTACTTTAACAATAGAGTTATTGTTCTTGAATAGCTTAGAAGTAGAGTTAGTATTTGCATTTGCATTTGTTTCAAATGGATGTTCATCTAGAAGTTCATAACCAAGACTTGCATTCTTAACTAGAAGTTCTGCTGGTCTAGCTGTATCAAACTCAGCACGATACATAGTGAACTTAAGATCTTCAAAATTATCTTCAGTCCAACTTTCGGTATTCTGGGAACGGTATACCGAACCTAGAGATGGTTGAGTGGTGATGACCGTACTTGTAGCAATATCGGTTTCCCCTAACTTGGAAGACCATAACTCATAATCAATAGAATCAGTTTCAATTACAAGTGCATACTCTGTATCATTCTGTAGATATACAGGATAATCAAATGCAAAGTGTGTAGGAGTAGTAGATTCTGTAACACCAACTTGATCAATAGCTACACCCATTCTTACTGCAGGAGTGTCAATATCAATAAATGTCTGAATTTCACATCCACTAGCACCATTACCAACACCTTTAACAACAACTGAAGGTGCTTCGGTATATCCAAAACCAGATAATGAAATTTCAGTATTGTAAATCTTACCACCAGATACTTCAATTCTCGCAGTGGCAGTAGAACCTCCAGGAAGTTGTGGACTTTCAATAGTTAAAATTGCACTGTCATAATTTTGACCAGGATTAGTGATTCTGATATCAGATAACTTACCACTATCTTTTACAATAGAAAGAACAAAATCTGTACCATCTGTTGCATTAGCAAGAGTTACAGATGGAACAATTAAATCTTCGTTTGCTAAGAATGATTTACCATTATGGTTACTTAGAACTACAGTATAAACTTGCTCATTAGTAAGACTATACTTACCAGAAGCAGTAGCTACTAGTTCTACATTATTCTTATCAAATATTTTAAGTATAGGACCAGATGCAGCAGAAGATGCACCAGTTACACTTTCTCCTTTATATACTGCCATGTTTCCACTAGCAGCACACTTAAGGAAACTATTTGGAGCTAAAGTCTTTTCAGAACCAGGAACAATGTTCTTAGCAGGTTTTTCTGCATCTACATTGGTAATGTATGTCTTTACTGGTACATTTGTACTCTTTTTATTAAAGTATAAATCAACACCAGTTACAAAACATCCACCCTCTAGATTTTCTACCTTAAATGTTTGAGCTAGTGGATTTGGTCTAATAGGATTATCAGTATTACTTGAAATAAACTGTACACCCTCGTTAGATTTGAATATTGATGGTTTTGTAGATACAATACTAGAAGGATTCTCTGGTAAAATACCAGTAGCATAATACTTAACTTCTGTATAAGAATCTACACCCAATTTTGATTCATTAGTTGCACTAGAAGTAAATCTGAATGTTAATTCACCAGTAGTAAAGTTTAATTCTTGTCCATCTGGATCATATGATACGGTATCAATATCTCCATTCCATGTAGTATTTTCTGTTGGTGGTTTACCAGCAGGAATAATAATTAAACCAGATGCATTACCATATTCATCCGTATTAATTTCACCATTAAATGCAGACAGTGAATTACCAGCAATACCAGTAAATCTCAAGTCTGGATTAACCCATCTAGAAACATCTCTGCCTTCCAAGAAAACATAGATCTTAGTATTGGGTTTCATTCTACCAATTTTAAATTTGACAGGAAGACTTCTAGCATAGAAAGCTAATGATGTAGAAACAATATTATCTCCAACAGTTTTAGTCTGTACACCTTTACCAACCTCATTATTTTGAGGACTGATATTAGAAGAACTACCAACAGATGCTGACGTTACAGAAGTTGATGCAATTTGAGAATTGACTCCACCTAAAGAATTGATTGAAGTAAAGGAAGAGGATGTTCCAACCCAGTTAATTACAAAAGAATTATAAAGACTTGAGAAACTTTCTTTTACATTTTCCTTAGCTAAGAAAATATTGAAAAGATCTGTGTTTGTGTCAACAACTACAGGTTCTTCATTTTGATCATACCATTGATCAATAGCAGGAGAAAGATCACTATCACCAACATATTGTAAAACAACAAATGGGTTTGGATTTAATTTTGAAGAAGCAAAACTATTTCCCAATAAAGATAGTGGAGAATATGGTAACGTTACCATATTATTAGTTTTCTTATAACCAGAAACTGCTCTTTGATCTTCTCTATTATTAACCTCTACAAGATTAACAGAATCTTCTTTAGACTGTGGACGTAATACAGATTGTTGAGAATCAATACCACAACGATAATCAAGAGACTTAAGACTACCAACTCTATGTGCTTCAAAATTATCAACAAAGAATCCTGATTTGAATCTATCTAATCCAATTTCATCCTTAACCTGCATGTTAAGAGCTTGCTGTTCTAGGATGCTAAGAGTTGTATAGTATTCAAGACGTTCAATACGTTTTTCTAACTTACCAATATCCTTCATCGTATAACGACGATTATCAACTGGTGTTATACGTACATCTTTACTTGTCTTTGTAAATGCAGGAATAAATGCATAGAATAATGGAACTGCATCTTCAATTGGATCTGGTTTTGTTGGGTTGAGAGATGAATTACCTTCTTTAACAACAAAGTTTCCTTTTTGATCCAAGAAGATACCATCTATACGATCAAGATATTGCTTTTGACTAAATGAGAAAGTATACTCTAAGTTTAAATCAGGAGCAGGACTACTTGCAATAATAGCACCAGAACCAGCAAACGATCCTTGAGTTCTTTCTAATACAGATGTATCAAGGAAACCTGGTATAATAGCAGTGCTATCTACCTTTGGTCTAAAGTCAATTACATCCTTGAGTTCTGTAATACCAAGAACAGAAGAATTGAATGTAGGAATTTCATTTTCAGGAACACCTGCTTCGTGTAAGTAGCTATCAATTGTACAGAAATCACCCTGTGAATGCTCAAAATAATCAAAAGCAATTACAAGTTGACCAGTTGTTTCTTCAAATCCTGGTTTTAGAACTATACGAGAAACATCGTATATAGTATCTCTTTGACCATCATCAAATGTATATCTCGATGTTACATCAGTACCAGAAATTAGATTACCAGCAGTATCAATTTCAGGTGCTTGAGAAGAAGTTCCTTCATAAACATATCTAAGTTTATATGCATCAGAGTATGATAGTATTTCTACTGCATCACTATCATAATCTGTTCCTCTAAGAGGTACAACACGGTCACCAGCAGATGTAACTGTAATTCTCTTATTTTTTACTACAGTTTTAAGTCTTGGTTTTGCATTTTCAACTTCTAGAGTTGCAGTCAATTTAAGTTTTGGATATGTTCCATTATTAGGAATAGTACCAAAATATGTTGATGGTAGCTGCAAACTAATACTACCAGATGTTAATCCACTAGCAGTGTCAGTAGAAGAACTAATCTCTACATTGTCTGCTGTTAAGTAGACAATATCACCTTCAAGAATATCAGGTGCATCACCTGGATCGATAACAGTGACCATAACATTTTCTTCGCTATACGTAGCAAACCTTTGTGTACCAAATGGTAACTGTGCAGCAAACGTAATAATACCACCACCAGCAGATGCAGTAGTTACAAAATCTTTACGGAAGAAATACTTAATCTTTGTATCATCTCCACCAGCAGAAATTTGTGATACTTGCTTACTACCAGTAGAGAATAGTAATGTGCCACTTGTAGAATTGTCCACCTTAGGACGTAATCTTACAATACTAGCATTAGTAACTGTGCCTGGTAGAGCTGTATCTAAGTAAATTCTAGATTTGTATGATCCTTCTTGCTGTGTAGCATATTGTACAAATGCTCTAACAATATTGTTATTATCATCTGATAATTGTATAAGATCACCTTGCTGTACAGCATTTGATGCATCAGCACTGAAACTTGTTGACTCAATAAATGTAGAACCTTGGCTACCAATAAATGTATAATTTGTTACTGCTTTAATTTCTGAATACTTTTGACTATCTACAACAACATCTGCAGAAAAAGCATTAGCATTAGCAGATCCATAAGAACAAGCAAGAGACTTGACATTCTGTGGAGTGTAAGTAGTAACTGTGTTTCTAAACAAAACAGGAACAATAGATGCAGCAGCACTAGGAGCTCCAGCTCCATCTGGATTTTTAGCTGTTACAGCAGGTGGTTGTGCATATTCTACATTAACAGAAGATCTATTAATAATCGATGCTTTATAAATGTAACCTGCTTCTGGAATTTCTAATTCAATTTTAGAGTTATCATATTCCAATCCATTAATTAAAAGTGTAACAGGAGCAGTAGTTGAATATCCCTGTCCTCTATATGGTATAACAAAATGAGAGATGGTATTGTCTTTAGCTATTCTTACAGTAGTACCACCTTCATCTCTTATTGTTTCTCCAGATAAGAATTTACCAGATAATGTTGTAATAAATAAAATATTTCCTGTACTGTATACACCAGATGCAGTTCCTTCTACAACACCATATGCTCCACTTTCTACACCAAAGACATATTTACCCTCATCAAATGCTTTATCATCAATATCTTTACTAGGAGTCTTTTCTAAGATAAGTTTAGTGAAGAATTGAGGATCAAAATAGGACAATCCAAATGTCGCATTATATGCATCGGTTCCTGCAGCTAGGCGACCTCTAGAAAGAACTATATCTGAGTCTGAATTAAAACCAGAACCTCTTTGCTTTAAGAAAAAGTTATTAGGTTTTACCTTACCAATAATAGGAGTAATTACATTTTGATAATCTTTAATATGTCCAAATGGAGTTGCACCTGAAGCAGCATCAGATTCTGTTAAGTAAATTTCTCTTTTATAACCACCATTTTTAACATCATAATCAATTAATAATGTATCAAGTTCATCCTTATTACCATATACAGTTAGCTCCAAGAATTGAACAGATTCAGATGGATTGATAAGTGGTTTATTTGTAGTAGCATATGAAAGAGTTTTAAAAGAAATTACACTCTCTGCTGCATAAGACTCTCCTGCATTAGGAACAGCATCAGTATATTTTTTAATATAGTATAATTCACCGTATGTAGTTTGGAATGATGCATCTGTTACAGTTCCAATTTGAGCAGTTGGATGTGTAACTTGTATAGTAATAGTTTTAATAGCATCATTCGCAGAGAAGAATTTTCCTCTTCTACTAATTGTCTGTCTATGATCAGTTGATAGTTCTGTATTGTTTAGACCAATAGATCCATCATTAAATGATGAATATAAAAATACATCAGGATATGCAGTAAGTTCTGCTCCTTCTTTGTTTAAAGGTATACTACCATATACATTGGTAATGCTGTAGGAAGGAAGACCTCTTGATTTGAGAGTTACATTATCAGAAGAAAGACTTTCTCTAGCTTTGTTAATTTCTAGATACTTGGTTTCTTTATTAACAATCTCATAACCCTTAATATATGCTTTACCAGGACCAATACTTGCAACCATTTTCTTAGCTGCGTCAGAAGCACTTTGTCCATTATAAAAACCAAATTCATCTACAGCATATAAACCTTTGTTGTTATCTTTTTGTGCCCATTCTCTAATATCAATTGAAAAGTTATCAACAACGTAATTACCAGATTCATCAAATGTTCTACGTGCTAGAGTTTGTTCTAAAACACTAAAGTCTGTAGTAGAAATCTTACTTTGTACTTGTCCTCTAGAAACAGTAAGAAGTTGAATAAAGTTTTTATCAGTTATTGCATTTAAAGGAAACTCTTTTAAAGATAAAGAGATTTTTAATCTATGTCCACCAGGTGCAGTATAGTTAGATGATCCTATTGCATTATCATATAATGATGGATCCTCCTCTGGAGTGACAATTTCTTCTTTAATTGTAAAACCAATCTTTGCAGATGGTTTATCATAATACTCGTCAATAACTAATAGCTCTTGATTACAACGAACAAAATAACCATTGACAAAGTAAATACCTTCTTCTACTTTAATAGCAGAACCAAATCCCATAGCAGAACTTTCTAATGAAGTTACCTCACCTGTATCAGGATTTGTTACTTTAATACTTGTAGGAAGAACACTACCATCTGTACCAACAACTAGAAGTGGTGTATTAACACCATCAACAACTTCTAGAGTTTCACCTTGACGGAAGGTTGGTTCTGTATTTGAACTACCACTATTGATGTAATTAACATACAATGTATCAGCAGTAGAATCTGTTGCTAAAGTTGTTGCGAGAATAGTAGCTTTGACACCAGAAGTTAAACCAACCAGTTGTTGACCGATTAGTTGTGAAATATCATATTTCTTATAAACAATATCGTCTCCTTCCGAGATAGCAACCTCAGAAACAGACGATAATTTTACGTAATCTAATTTTGTATTGAGACCTACCTCACCAGGTATGACAAGTTCACCTTGTTTAAAGGCATACTTACCAAAAGATTCAACCTGATTCTGTAGAATAGATTGAACCTGTGTTAATTCTCTGCCTTGAATGGAGTAACCAGGACGGAAAAGAATTTTATAGAAATTCTTGTTCGCATCAAAGTCCTCGTAGTAAGGGCTTACATTTAAGTTAGTCTTCTGAGGCATCGTTTCCCGCCAATAATACTAGTATTCTCGTTAAAGTATTTAGCAGAGATCCGAGGATGTTAGAACTCAATAACTAGTTTGATATCTTCAATTTGGTCTGGAGCACGAGTAATTAGTCTTCTGTTCTCAACATAAATCACGTTTCCAGAGTTATTTTCGATTTCTGGGTTAGCTAGACCACTTGCGAAAGTGACACCTAATAGTGCAGAAGCATAAGAAGTATCAACGTTACCAGAAGCAGTAGAAGTCTCTCCACTAATAGCATTAGAACCATTAGACTCAAATGCTCTTACAACACCTTGATCGGTGTGTGCATCAGAGGTTTGGATATACTTAAGAACTCCAGCAGTTGTAGAACCACTATCAAGTGTCCAAGAAACAACTGTACCTTCTGCAGTACCACCAGTTACAGTCTGAGTAATCTTCTCATCAACAGAGAAGTCTGCAGAAGCACCAGTAATCTTAACTGCTTTCAATCCAGATAATGTGTCAGCAGTTGCGAAAGTTGTTGTGCCGTAGTTATAAGGATCAGAAACAATACCAATTCTACGGAAATCGTTGTCTACAGGGAAGTCACCTTGACCTTCAGAATAGGTTAAGCGAATGTTTGTCATAACACGCTTACCATTTAATTCTGTCTCGTGATCGGAACCATGTCCACCAGCAGAAGGAAGAACAATTTCGATAGCACCAACAGCAGATCCACCAGTTGCAACTGCACTGCTTAAACCAGCATCAGAGAAGAGGTTACCATTAGCAAATAAAACATTAGCATAAGTGTAACCTGATCCACGAGCTTGAATCTCAGCAGATGTAATTGCACCAGAACCGTTTGTTACAAACTTAACAATTCCATTAGATCCATCACCCTTAATAGATGTGTATAGAGTCTGTGATGCAGGAAGACCAGAACCAGCGTTCTCTATTAAAGCAACATCAGCAGCACCAGCAACAGCAAGAGCTACAACTGCTTGTCTAGAAGTGTTGTTAGAAAGAACGATTGGCATGAAGTCAGAAGATAGGAACTTCAGAACATCATCAGTTGGGATGGTATACATATACTTCCAAATGTATCCAGCACCAGTGCTTTCTGTATAAAGACCTGTAGCAGAAGCATAGTTACCACCTGCTGTAGATGGTTCTTCAGTTGCGTTCTGACCAGTAGTGTTAGAAGGATTCTCTCCGTTATAAAGACACTTAAATACTTCGTAAGATGAGTTCATTACATAGAACTTAGCATCTGCAATGCTTGAAGCACCTGTTGCAGTTTGCTTACCAATTTGACCACCGCCACCTGGTGTAGCAGAGTAGTCAGGTTTCCACATATCGAACTTAGGGTTAGCTACCAAATCCCAGTTGTAACGACGGATAACTGTTCTTGCAAATGAATCTGTGATACGCTTTGCAGCAATCATTTCGTCGTAAAGACCATACTTCTCTGTTTGGTTATCAAGAGGAAGAGGTGGAACATCTTCAGTAGCGTAGCGATATACACCAGAAACTGCTGTGGCACCTGTGTCAGATCCTCCAGCACCGCCGCTTCTACCTTTTAAAGCAGAACCAAGAGGAGGAGCAGAGTTAACACCGTTGCTACCAAAAACGTCGGTCAAAAGAAGGGCACTATCATAAACTGCAGCAACTGTGGCACGGAAAGCGGTGGAACCATACGTTCCAATGTACACTTCGTTACCAACTACAAACGCCGTGGAATTTTGCGTGTGAACCTCTAAGTACCCTTTCCATGGTTGTGGACGACCCACAAAGAAGTACATCCTAGAGCGTTCCGCACTAGTATCATTGGGACCTTCAGTGAGAGATTCTAAAAATTGTTTAGCATTGAATATCCTAAACTTATCAGAGATAATAGCAGCCATTGTTTTTCTGTTCCGACGTAGTGTATGTGCCTTGAGTTATTTATATTTATAGCAATATTTATTAAATTGCGAACGGAATCAACTCATCCCCGTTTGATATGGAGTTATTACCCCTTATTAGAGTGCATCCGTCAAAAGTATTAGCAGTTTTAGATGCATATTGGATTACAGATCCACTTGAAGTGAAGAAGTAACCAGAATCCGCAAAGT